GACAATGGTTCAAAGCACACAACCGAGTCATTCACCAATGACAACGGAAGCTGGAGAACTTCGTGGGACACCGACAAAGGTGGAAATGTGAGTGATATGCACATCAGCAAGAACGACTAGCTGACAAGCTACCAGACCACAGGGGAGGGGGACATTGTTTTTATACAGTCTCCTTCCCCTTCTGTTCGTTATGCAGGGGTTTTATCAGTTTGAAGAAACTGGTCATTGCTAAAGGTGGTATGGGGAATAATTAGCTTTAGCGTTCTCCATGCAACAGGGTGCAACTCCCTACCTTGCTTGATCCTAATATAAATTATCTAAACAAATAAAATGGGAAGTATGAATATATGCCCTAACTGTAAAGGAATAAATGTAAAAGTTAAAAGAGAAGTAGGTTGCTTCTGGATAGTCTTCTTCTTTGTATCCTGTGGACTAGGACTCATAATGTATCCATTTTTACCAAGAGTCGCACAATGTAAGGACTGTGGTAATAAATGGAAGATATAAATTAAAATCCAATAAGTAATATGGAGAACCTAGGGGAAAGTATTTATACTAGAGATATTAAGAAACTAAAAGATTACATTGAGTGGGAGTTAGAAAATAACAGTTATGATTGGCAACAAAGAAGTGGAAGGGACAAGAACGATATAATAAGATTGTTGTCCGAGTATATAATTTTAACAAATAAGTAATCATGGAGAAGAGAAGTAATTATGAAAAAGAAATAGTCAAAATTGCAGGGATTGTGGAGAAGGAAATGAAGTTGAGTGGGCTTACTTCTGGGGTTTACATAGAGTGGTTACTAAAGACTTGTAAAAGAGTTGTTGAGAACGAAATGAGTCGTGTGAGAACACAATTAAATCAAGAACTATCCAAGGCAAGGGAAGAAGGGAAAATGGAAGTGCTAGAGGAAATGATAAAAGAAAACGGAGGAAATATTATACCAAGCCCAGAAGCCATACCGACACTAATGTTTAGAAGAGAAATAAGAGAGTACCTTAATAACAAATTATCTAAATTAAAAGACAATAAGTAATATGGAAAAGAAAGAAGAACAATTAGCAAGGTTATTCCACAACACATATGAGAGATTAGCACCAGAGTTTGGATATACAACAAGGGGAGATACAAAACAGTTTGATAAGAATAGTCCTAATGGAAAGTTAATGGTAGCAGTATGTAGAGAAGTTATGATTGAAGAACTAGACAAAGCAAGGGAAGAGGGGATGCTAAGTGCAGTCAAGGAGCTTCTCTCCAAAGAGGAATATAGGGAATTAGAAAAGAAAATATCTAAATTAAAACAATAAGAGATATGGAGAAGAAAGAATCAGAACTTATTAGGGCTTTAAGAGAGGATTATGAGAAACTATATGTTAAAGAATATACTACTGGGTGGAGAGAACAGAGGTTAATAAGAAACATTGAACTAGGAATTATGTCGTTGGAAAATACAGAAAGATACATCTCAAGAGAACTAGACAAAGCAAGGGAAGAGGGGATGAGAGAAGTTTTGGAGAATGAGTTATTTATAGGTGATTATGATGTATTAAAACAAGGATTAAGGATAAGGACTGTTGATAGGGAGAACTTTCTAGCACAAATATATAAAACAGTTAAGGAAAAATATAGCTGGGCATTTGGAACTGCTACCTATAAACAAGCACTGAAGATGATAGAGAACAGTTTAACATCACAATTAACTCCCTATGTAGGATTGGATGCAATGGTAGATGAAGCAAGGATTGAGGAGTTATCTAAATTAAAACAATAAGTAATATGGAGAAGATAAAAAGATGTTCAAAATGTGGCACAGTATATAACTGCGCATTTTTTGATACACACTTTTGCTTATATGATGATACAGAATTAGAATTAGTAAAAGATAGTAAAGCACAGGACACCCCAGAGGAGAAAGTATTAGACAGGGATTGTGGGCAAAAGCTTGTTGAAAGAACTCTAGAAGACGGGACAAAGGAAATGCAATGGGTTTCGGAATCTCAAGTTAAGGACACTACAGAGGAATGGAAGGAAGGGCTTATGGAAATATGGAACAAAGCTTTGCCATTCAATTTTGTCAAATACACAATATTAGAAAATTATGTTAAACAACTCCTAGAAGAGAAAGGAAAAGATATTTATGCCAAGATATTAGATAAACTAAACGATAAGTAGAAATGAAAGTAATACATACAGAACTAAAGAACTATAACAGAAGGGCTGATAACTCTGTATCTCTTAAAGTGGACTCTTTAACAGAACTATCAAGTAAAGCAATAGGTGAAATAGATAGTTATAGAGGTAATATAGCAATAGTAGTCCTAACAGATAGCTTAATAGGAAATGAAATTGATATAAATGTTGATGATATATTAGAAGGACTACCAGAAGCAGATCTATATGATAACCACAAAACACCAAGCCAAAGACTTAGAAATGTTTTGTATGTACAGTGTGAACAGAAACTAGGACACAAACCTACTAACGAAGAGTTTGCAGATTACTATAAAAGAAAAATGGATGCATTGATAGGTAAAATAAAAGAAACATTAAATTAAATAAACAAACAAATGATTAACAAAAACAAATACTATACATTCCCAGAAATAGCAGAGATATTAGGAGTAGCAAAGAAAACTGTTTATGGAAGATTTTATGCAAACCAAACAGGTCTTGGTGTTGTCATTAAAGACGGGGATTATGCAGTAATAGGAAAGGATCTTGAGTTATGGAAACCTAAGAAAACAGGAACCAAAACAAAAGAAGAGAAACTAGAACAAGCAAAGAAACTTGGTATCAAGGTTATTGAGTAGTATTGACAGACTTATAAAGCCCTTATATACTACTTAATAATTCGAGTTGCTATGAAATGCCCCAAACTACAGCAAGAGGAGAAGCAAAGTATTGTACATCCAGCATAGGACAGATATCTTTTCTACTATGGGAAAACATATATCCAGACGACTTAACGATTGAACCAGTAGCCTGTCTTTACTTTGGTAAACAAGACTTCGGAAACGCACTCTCTAAATACTGGGAAGGTTATACAGTACCTATGTGTGAAATAGCTGAGTGTATAAATATAGCAAACAAGATCGTTAAACAAAAAGCAATCAAAAAAGAGTGGTTCTCTGAATTAAAAGAAGCTATAGAAGAACTCAGAGAGGACTATATAGTACCTAAAATGTTTTAACAAACTAATGAACAATGTTCTCGTTGTAGGTGGTGCAGGATACATAGGAAGACATACAGTCCTATACCTTCATGAACACGGAATTAAAGTTACTGTAGTAGATAACTACTCTAACAGTTATGCAGACTTTACTATTCCAGGAGTCAGCTATGTAGAAACAGATATATCCCAAGTAGATACTAAATACTTAAACAAGTTCTCAGGTGTTATATATCTAGCAGCAGATAAGAGCGTTCTTAATAGTGAACAACACCCTTCTAAGTACCTTGATAACCTTACAACCTTAAGAGACTTCCTAGAAAGGTTGGATGGGAGCATACCTCTTATGTATGCATCAAGTGCAGCTGCTATTAACCCTGTTAATACTTACGGACTCGTTAAAGCTATGAGTGAAAAGATAATCAACGAACTACACCCTAAACACACAATACTCAGGTACCAAAACGTAGCAGGTGCAGATCCTAAAGGTAGAACAGGTCCAGACCCAAGAATTATTGATAGCTTCATAGACAAAACCTTCCTACAAAAAGACCTTAAACTAAGAAAAGGTTTTATCTTCCCAAGAAGAGATTATGTCCATGTCTGGGATGTAGCTATGTGTAATATCTTTGCACTTATTAAAGCAGAAACAGCAAAGGGAAATAAAATATTCAATGTAGCTTCAGGAAAGACTACAAGCGTTAAACAAATTGCAAACCTAGTAGGTAGAAAATGTAATGTAGAACCTATCTCTAAAAGCGAAGTCCTTATATCCAGAGGTAAACCAGACAAATACTTTTATGTTACAATGAATATGAAAGATATTATAAAAGATGTATCTAATTGGTATCGTAACTTAGGAGTTCCAACCTATGAGAAAACCAAGTAAGAAAACACTAACAATTAAACTGGACAACGCATGGAGTAAAGCTGTTAGACTTAAAGCTAAAAACAAATGTGAGGTATGTGGGAAAACAGAATCACTCAACTCTCACCATATAGAAGGAAGAAGAAACTATGCTCTACGCTGGGACATACAAAACGGCGTGTGCCTTTGTAGTGGTTGTCATGTATTCAAAAAAGAATCAGCACACCAGTCTCCAGAATGGTTCCACTTCTGGTTGGAAGATAATAAATGGCAGGATCTACAATATGTTATGAATAATAGAAACGATATTAAAAAATGGACTATTGAAGATATGCAAGATAAACTAACTGAATTAAATGATATAATAAAGAAATGGGAGTAAGCAAACCTTACACAAACGATATGGCTGACCCAGAAAGAATGAAAAGATACGCTGAAAACTGGGAAAGAATATTCGGTAAAAACAAGGAGAATAAAAAGAAAAAGAAATAGTGCTATAATATAGTATATAAACCTATAAAACGTAACATTTACGTAACATGAATAAGTCAAGAACAGCAACAGTAAGGGAAAGTGAGAACAAAGCTATTATACAAATGAACAGCTACGAAGACCTAATGATTGTATATGAAGAATTAGCAGTCTTAGACTCTGCATTAAGAGGTTTATGGGCCACAACTATAGGAACACAAGACGAAAGACTAAAAAGTGATAACTTCAAGTGGTTAATAGAAATGGGAATAGGTAAAGCCTCTCAGAGAGTAGATATGACAAGTAAGGGAGAAAAGATAGTTGCAGGTATATTCATAGAGGGACTAGACGATGATAAAGACGTATAAGCCTCACAAATATCAGAAAGATTTTCATAATAGTCCAGCAAGATTTAGAACACTCATAGCAGGAAGACGTGGTGGTAAATCTCTTTCAGGGACTATTGAAGCACTTAGGTATGCAGACATCAAAGCACAGGAAATAGGAAGACCAACAAAGGGTATGATAGTTGCTCCTACCTATCCTATGTTAAAGGATGTAAATATACCTATGTTTATGGACTGGTGTCCTCTTGATAGTATAAAGAGTTGGAATAAAGTAGATACAAGGGTTGAACTTATAAATGGAAGCTCTATAACATTCAGGTCAGGAGACAATCCAGACAGACTAAGAGGTGTTGGATTAGACTGGATATGGTTAGACGAGGCCTGTTTTATGGATCGCTCTGTATGGGAAGTTGTTTATCCTACTTTAACAGACAACAGAGGTGTTGCTTGGATTACTACTACGCCACAGGGTTATGACTGGGTTTACAAGATGTTTTATCAACCTGCTACAAAGGGAAATCCTGACTATGCTGCATGGAGGTATGCTACCGAAGAGAATCCTTACATTGACAAAGACCTTATAATGAAAGCTAAGGAGGATATGAGTGATATTATGTTCAAGCAGGAGTATATGGCTAGTTTTGAGAAGTTTGAGGGTATGATATATCCAGACTTTGAAGAGGATAGACATGTTATTAGTGTACCTGAAAGAGAATTAACAGATATATTCTTTGTTGGTTTAGATGTAGGTTGGAATCACCCAACTGCTGTATTGTTAGCTAAGGAGGACGTAAAGCACAACATCTATATAATTGACGAAATAAGGGAGCAGTATTTAACATCAAAAGATATCTCTAACAATCTCAAAGCATTGCTAATAAGGAATGGACTTACACAGGATGATATAACTGCTTTTGTAGTAGATCCTGCAAGTAAAGGAACACAACAGACAAGTGGAATGAGTATGAAAGACCAACTAGCAGAAGAGGGCTGGGGTTTTATATCTGCTAACAACGATGTAATGGCTGGTATCAACAGGGTTACAAGACTTCTAAGAGAGAATAAGTTATTCATAAGTAAAAGGTGTCCAAAGCTAACTAGTGAAGTTAAAGACTATCACTGGAGGAAATGGAAAGAAGACACAGACGCACAGAGAGTTAAACCATTTAAGATGGGTGATGACCTGTGTGATGTTCTTAGATACCTAGCAATGAGTAGGCCAGACTACTTTGAACACCCAGAGCTTGATATGTACGGAAGAGTGGTAGAAGAAGGAGGAGATCCTATTACTGGCTATGTTAAACCAGCAGGAACAGAGATAGATGATATGGAGGACTCGATAGAAACATTATCTGGTGGGTTTGATGTAGATGATTTGTTTTAGTGTGTTATAATTAAATATGAATATTGAGGTAATAGTTTTAGCAATTCTTTTAGGTCTTGCTATTATAATAAATGGGGTTGTGTCTGTTGTACAGGTTATAACCAACTCTAAAGACAGGAAAGAGCTAGAGAAGATGGTCAAAGCTAGTAGTTTACAAGAATATACTATGTATCAACCAGAGGAGAAAGAGGAGGAAGAGGTTGAGGATGATAGGTATGTTTCATTAGAAGATATAGGTTCAGTCATAGGAGAAGAGGGGGCATTAAAATAGTAACACTTAAAAATGAAGAGTAATGCTCAAATCTCTGAGGAGAAAGTAAAAGGGGAGAAATACAGTAGTACATACTGGACAAAGTATGTTGACGAGAAGTTTGAAGAGAGTAAGAACTGGAGGGGTTCTAATGTAGAGCTTCAGTGGTTTGTTAACTACATGTATTATATGGGTTTTCAAAACCTGAAGTTTGATAAACAGACAAAGACATTCACCAATTCAAATAGAAATCCACTAACGTTCTATATTAACTATACCTATATGATTGTTAGGGCAGTTAGAAACGCTGTAGTAAGAACACAGCCACAATGGGATGTTGACGCTTTACCATACGGAAAGATAGATGTTGTTGAAAGCCAGGTACTTGGGGAGTATTTAGCCTTTGAGTTTGACAAATTACAAATGGAAGAGAAGGTAAACAAGTTAGTCTTGTATGGACTTTTGTATGGACTTGGTATCTTCCAGTATGGATATGATGATATGGCTGACAATGGGGAAGGTAATGTTTGGGTAGATGTACTAGACCCATTTGACACATACATTGATCCTTTTGCTATGACAGCAGACGATGCCAGGTATGTTATTAAGATAATGAGTAAACCTTTAGAGCTTGTTAAGCAGAATCCTAACTACGACAAAAAAGCATTGGAGAACTTGGCTTCTTCAGAGAAAATGAGTGAGAGTGATTATAAAGACTTGATACTCAATAACCTACACGATACAGGATATGTTAAAGGGAATGTACTTCTAAAGGAAGCATGGTGCTTAACAGAAGAAGGTGTGAGGGTTATAACTATGTGTGATGGTGAAATACTAAGAAACGAGCTAACAGAGTTTAAGAAGCTACCTTTCATTTTCTATCACCCAGATATTAACCTTAACACAGTATATGGAGAAGGTTGGGTTAAGAATATTGTTAACATTAACAAAGCTCTCAACTATCTTGAAACTAGCAGACTTGAGTACAATATATTGTTTAATAAAGGAAAGATACTTGCACCTAAGGGTAGTTCTATAAAGAACATAACAAACGCTAATGGTCAAGTTATACAGTATAAACCAGGGTTTAAACCTGAGGTAATGGATATGAAGCCAATGGGTAGTGATGTAGAAAGACAGATATCAGCACTTGGTGGTTATATGCAACAGATTGGTGCAGCAAACGAAGCCTTCCTGGGTCAAACACCAGCAGGGGTTAAGAGTGGTGTAGCTATTGAAACACTTGTAGCTAATAACTATGTCAACCTAACAGATTTAATAAATAACCTTGCTAATTGTTTAGAGGACCTAGGAAAAGCAATACTAGGACTTGGGTATCAGTATCAGAATCTTATGAAGCCATTTAGAAACGACACAGGAGATTTAATGGGTATTATTGGTGGTGATATAAACCCAGAAGAATTAGAAGGGTTTGACATACCAGTAGTTCCAATACCAGAGAACCCAGAGGTTAAGGTTAGAATTACAAGTGGTACAGCTTACACGAAAGAAGGAAAGAAAGAGATTATGCAGAACCTTAGAGCAATGGGAGCAGTATCTAACAGGACATTACTTGAAGCATTTGATATAGACCCAGAAGAAGAAGAAACTAGAATGAAAGAAGAAATGGCAGCAATGCAACCAGAGCCTCCTCTTGAAGGAATGGATCCAAACGCACCACTACCAGAAGGTATGCAATTAGAGATTTAAAAATGTATGGTACAATAAAATAGTGCTTAGATATGGAGACAGAGGATAAAGTCCCCTCTTGCCACTGTCTCCTTATGTGAGTATTAGCTCTTTAAATATATAAATTGTTTAATCCCGTACGACACAGAAGTCGTTAAAATGTGGGAACTACAAAATGGAAGAAGTAGTAAACGCTGTAAATACAACGGAAGCACCCGTTACTGAGTCAGCATCGGTAGAAGAAAGCACTGTACAAGAATCTATGGACACGTCAGAGAAGACGGAAATCTCTCAGGATGACAAACAGGTTGATTCAGGAGTTTCTAAACCAGTCGAGAAAGAGTCTAGGGTAATCCCTTATGACAGATTTCAAGAAAAGGTACAGGAAGCCAATGAATACAAAGCCAGACTTGAAGCTATAGAAGCTGATAGGATGGAGCAGGAAAGACTTGCTAATTTGGAGCCAGAAGAAAGAGCAAAGGAGGGTCAGCTACAAAAAGCTAAAGAGACCTTGCGAAAGCTAGGTTTTGTTACTCAAGAAGAGCAACAAGCAATAGTGGAACAGAAACTCCAGGAAGAAAAAGCTCGTAACTGGTTTGTTAGTGAAATGAATCGTCTTGAGTCAAAGTATGACGGAAAAGACGGATCACCAGCTTTCAGATCAACAGAAATAGCTGAGTTTATGGATGAGCAGATGTCTAAGGGTCAACATATTACAGACCCCGAGACAGCATACAAACTCATGAACTATGACGCTATAGTTGACGCAAAAGCAAAGTCCCAAAGAAGCTCTGCCTATTCAGAAAAGCAGTCTGGAGGAGTTCAGCAAATGACAGACAGTAGGAGTGCAGACTTAGAAGCTGCAGCCCAATCTGGAGACATTAGAAGTTTCTTAAAGAAATACGCTGGACCAAAACAATAGAGGGATTTTAATTTGATTAAATATAGAAATGGCAGTATATCAAACATACGATGCAGCTACAAATCATGAAGATTTGACAGATGTCTTAACAAAGCTCGGTCAGATGGACACACCAGTTTACGCTGGTTTGAGAAAAGTAGCAGCAAAGAATACTCTACACGAGTGGAGTACATACGACTACGCAACAGCAACAGCTAATGCACAAGTCGAAGGAGCAACTTTCTCTTATGGAACACTAACAGCTCCATCAAGACTAAGTAACTACACCCAGATTTTCAGTAAAACCTTTCAGGTATCTGAGACTCAACAGGCTGTAGATCCAGCAGGAATGGAAGACGAGTATGCTTTCAGAGTAGAAGTAGCACTTAAAGAGATTGGTAGAGATATCGAGAAAGCTCTTGTAGATGGTACAGGAAACTCAGGAGCATCTGGAACAGCAAGAGAACTTAAAGGTATTCTTGCTTACATCACAAACAATATATCTACTGGTACGGGTACTGGTAGGGCATTGACAGAAAGTGAATTGAACGGATTACTCCAAGATGTTCACTCTGATGGTGGAAACCCAGACTGGTTACTTGGTTCCTTCAGACAGAAGAGAGCAGTAGCAGAATTAGCTTCAGCTAACAGAAGATATGTAGATGGTCAAAAGACATTTACTTCAGCTGTTGACGTTTACGAATCACCATTCGGACTCATGAGAGTTGATGGAGATAGTCAAATGGACTCAGACACACTATGTGCTTTATCAAAAGACATGTGGGCTGTAGCTCAACTAAGACCTGTTGCTAAGATGGACACACCAAAGACAGCAGACGCAAAGAACGGAGTTGTAATAGGTGAGTTGACACTTGAGTCAAGAGCAGACTCTTACAATGGTAAGATAACTGGACTTAAAGCAACTTAGTTTTAGGACAATTCTTAACAGAAAGGAGGACTTCGGTCCTCTTTTTTGTTTGTGTTATAATTTCATATGCTAGTAGATGACACAGGAAAACCCTTAGAGGGGTCAAAGAGTAAAGACGAAGTTATGAAAATACTTGAAAAACTTGCTCCAAAGAATAAAGAAGAGGAGAGAATACTGGCTCAAAAGATAGGGCAGAGTATAGAAGCTAATAGAAAGGCTAAAGTAGGTAAGGGAATAGAGACTGGCTTTGATGGTTTATTCCAGGAGAACCTACAAGAGAGAGTTAAAGGGGACAGTTTCACCAAAGAGAGAACTATGAGAAGAATTGCAAGTATTCCAAGAGAAATGGTATATATTGCAGAGAGTATTTGGGGACCTAATGTTCTTACAGACCCTGTATTATTCAGAGAGGCGTTTGTAAAAGACGAAACAGGACAGTTTTGTTTAACAGTAGATCCTAAAACTATATAAATTGAGGGGAAAACCCATGAAAAAGAGACCTTTAAGAGTGTTATTTCTACCTGTAGATGATGGTGGTTGTGGTTGGTATCGTGTTCGTATATGGCACAAAATGTTCAAGAAAATGGATAATGTTGAGAGTTTAATCATAGAAACCAAAGATAAACCCTCAGAAAAACAACAACATGAAGCTATTGCTAACGCAGACGTGGTTGTTGCAAGACTTTCAGGTATTCCTTACATAAGAGTAATCAAAGAAGATATAGACCCTCATAAACCCATAGTGTTTGACCATGACGATAATACAATGGAGATACTTCCTTCAAGTGAGCATTATAGAGATTTTGGCACACAGGATGCTTATGCTTATATAGACGGAACAGCAAAGCCAATATGGGTAACAGGGGAGGGTGATTTTAACAGGTTTAAAAACTTATGGAATCAAATGACCCTAATATATGCCTTGGGTAGTGCAGACTTAATTACAGCCCCTGTACAGAGTCTTGTGGACTTCTATATGCAGTATGGATCTAAAGAAACAAAAGGTGCAGTCCTTCCTAATAGTTTAGATTTTAATATGTGGCCAGAAGGTAAGTTTAAATGGGATAAAAGACCAGAGAATGAAATACGTATCGGTTGGCAAGGTGGGATTTCTCACTTGGCTGATTGGAATGAAATAGGAAAGACTATGGGTAAGGTGCTTAAGGATTATCCAGAGGTTACTGTTCATATAATGGGCAGTTACTTTGACAATCAGTTTAAGAGTTTTGAGGATAGGATTACATTTTACGACTGGGTTCCTTTTGAAGGATATCCAGCAAGACTAGCAACTTTGGGTCTTGATGCTGCTATTATTCCACTTGAGGACAAAACATTTAACAGGTTTAAAAGCGAGGTTAAGTTTACAGAGTTTAGTAAAATGGGGGTACCGGTTCTTGTTAAAGATATACCTCCGTACAATGCAGTATGTAAGAATAAATACACAGCATACACATATAAAGATAATAAGGAGTTTGAAGTTAGATTAAGAGAGATGTTAGACGATTTAAAGGGCAGTAAAGAGATGGCAAACAAGGTAGTTAAGAACGCTCAGAAGTGGGTTAAAAAGGAGAGAAATGCAGTAGAAACAGCCAAGAAAGTAGTTGAAGCATACAAATCTATATTACCTGAAGAAGTCCAAGAAGAATTACTCTAGTGTGTTATAATTAAATAGATAAGAGGGGGAAGTTATTTGATTATTAAAAAAAATGACATTCCTTGAAATGCAGACAGAGGTTGGAGATCTTCTTAATTATGCAGTTGCTTCTGGAAGTACAATAACAACAACTCAGGTTAAGAGGGATTTAAACACGGCAAAGGATATTGTTTTCAATAGACTCGTTTCACTAGGACAAGATTATAATGCAAGGCTTACTAAAGCCAATTTAGTTGCAAACCAATCTTTGTATGGGTTGCCAAGCGATTGTAGAAAGATTTTAAGAGTAGAAGTAGGTTATGAGACTAGCAGTGATAGGTTTAAAGCTAGAAGAATGGATGGAAACGAAGAGAATGATCCTGTTTATACTACTTATGTAGAAACTTCACCAAGATATGTTGTAAGAGGTAGTAATATAGAGTTAAAACCAACACCAAGTAGCAATGTTACAGACGGATTACAACTTCTTTATGTAGAAGATTTAGCAGACATGACAGATAATACAGATACCTCAGGGCTTCCTTTTGAGTATGATTACCTTTTAACGTTGTATTCAGCAGGAAAAGGTAAGTATAAACTAGGACTAGCAGAAGAAGGTAACAACTATATGGCACAGTTTAGGTTAGGTTTGGATGATATGGAGCAGCAAGTTATAGAAAGGAATATGGATGACAGTCCTTCTATAATTATAAGAGATGAGTATGGTGGATTATAATGACAAACTATACAAAAGTAGGAGATGCAACGACAACATATACAAAAACGGGGGATTCTAGCTCTTCATACACGAAAGTTTCAGACATTCAAACACAATACAAGTCTTTTGGTGGTTTGATATATCTAGTAACTGAAGGGAGTAGGGATATAATAACAAACGAAGACAGTTCTACTTATATTGTTGTAAGTAAGGGGGTTGAAAGTGATACATATACAAAGGTTGGGGACTCAACGACTAATTATACTAAAGTAATAGACGCATAGTATGGCCAACACAAAAACAATTACAGAATTAACAACACTGGCTACAATAGAAACAGGGAAAGACTGGTTACCAGTTGTAGATACAAGTGATACAACAGAGAGTTCACTAGGTACAACAAAGAGGGCTGTGGTAGATCAGTTCATTGGAGCTACCGGTCCTACAGGTGCAACTGGGGCCACTGGGAGTACTGGTGCTACAGGACCCACAGGAAGTACCGGGCCAACTGGGCCAACTGGTGCTACTGGAGCAGACAGTACAGTTGCAGGTCCTACCGGGCCAACTGGGCCAACTGGTCCTACGGGAGCAACTGGAGCTGATAGTACAGTCGCAGGTCCGACAGGAGCCACTGGTTCTACAGGACCAACTGGTCCAACTGGTTCTACAGGACCACAAGGAATACAAGGAATACAGGGTGTACAAGGTATCACAGGTCCGACAGGAGCTACAGGAGCCACAGGACCACAAGGTGTGCAAGGAGAGGTCGGCCCTACGGGACCAACAGGACCTACAGGAGCTACGGGTGCAGATTCAACAGTAGCAGGTCCGACTGGTCCTACTGGTCCTCAAGGTGATATAGGTCCTACTGGTCCAACAGGTCCAACCGGAGACGAAGGAGATCCAGGAGATATATATGCTACAACCTCTACAACGACAATAGATTTAGATACAGTAACAGGAGAGAATAGTGTAACAGTTGATAGTGGACTTGCTTATACAGCAGCACAATCAATTATTATTGCTTATGATTCTAGTAATTATATAGAAGCTACAGTTGTATCTTATGCAACAACAACACTTACATACAATGCAGTTACAGTACATGGAACAGGAGAATATTCAAGCTGGGATGTTAACCTAGCTGGTGCGCCTGGACCTCAAGGACCAACTGGTGCTACTGGAGCTACTGGTCCAACAGGTGCCACAGGTGCTACTGGTCCAGACAATATAACAACAGCAACAGATACGAACTTGACGGGGTTTCTTAAAGGGAATGGGAGCAAAGTTTTAGTAAGTACAACAGCTGTGGTTCAAGGAACTTCTACAACAGCAAGGACAACAGTAGCAAAGACCTGTACCATATCAGGATATACATTAACAGCAGGGGATATGTTGGCGATAACGTTTACAGACGGGTTTTCAGTTAATAGTGCAACATTAAATATCAATAGTGGTGGTGCAGTAGCAATTTATGTAGGAGGTGTGGCAATAACAACTACACTTTTAAGTGTAGCAGCAGGAACTACTTTCACATTACCTTTGTATTATGACGGTACATATTTCTATGCTTATGGGAGTTCTCTTAACACAAATACGACTTATACAGAAATATCTGAGGCTGAGATAACGGCAGGAACTGCTACAACTTTAAGGTCATTATCAGGTCGTAGGGCAGGATATATTGTAGGTAAATCAATTCCAGCAGTAACCCCTGGAACTTCTGGCAATCTTTTAACCTCTGATGGTTCAGCTTGGACAAGTACTGCACCAGCTGCAGAAACTGATCCTGTTTGGGAAAGTGAAAAAACTGGTTATGTTAAGATACAAGATGAGGAGGGAACACCAGTTGACTCTATAAGCTCAGCACTTAGACTTCTTTATAATGGCTCGGGAAGTGAGGTTTATAGCTGGGGGACAGGTATATTTAAAGATGCTGCAGGTAATACAGTTATAGACTTAGAGAACAGACAATTATGGACATTAGACGGGGCAACCAATAATTATATAGCTAACTGGGAAAACGGAAAGTTTGGGGTAAGTTCTTTAGGTGGATATAAAGGTTCTTTTGACGCAGATAGCCTAACTGAAGCAAGAGGTTTTGTACTTCCTGATAAGGATGGAACTATTGCATTATTAGATGATGTTGTTACAGGTCCTACGGGACCAACTGGGCCTACGGGAGCAGATAGCACTGTAGCTGGGCCTACAGGAGATACTGGGCCTACAGGAGCAACTGGTGCAGATGGAGTAACTTATACGTGGAAAGGGGCTTGGGCTACCTCAACAGGATATGACTTAAACGATACAGTTGAAAATAATGGTTCGGGATATGTATGTACATCAGGACACACATCAGGAGCTTCAACAGAGCCTGGTGTAGGTGTAGATTGGGCAACAGTATGGGATTTGTTTGTAGAAGGAACGGATAAGGATATGCCTACAGGGGATATAGTAGGAACAACAGATACCCAAATCCTTACCAACAAGACATTGACTCTTCCCCAGATAAACGATACTTCGTCTGACCATCAATATATACTTGCAGTTAGCGAATTAACAGCAGATAGAACAACTACCCTTCCATTATTAATTGGTAATGATGAGTTTGTGTTTAAAGACCATACTCAAACATTAACAAATAAAACAATAAATGGTAGTGATAATACACTGGTTAACGTAATACCCTCTGGTACTGTTAGTATGTATGCAGGTTCTTCAGCACCAACAGGATACTTAATGTGTGATGGAAGTGCAGTAAGTAGAACTACTTATGCAGCTTTATTTACAGCAATATCAACAACTTGGGGTGTAGGGGATAATAGTACGACTTTTAATATACCTGATATGAGAGGTATATTCCCTAAGGGAGCTGGAACGACTAATAGAGCAGCAGGTGTTGATGGGAATGGTGGGGCTTATGCAGCCACATTAGGAACTTACTATCAGGATAAACTACAAGGGCATAGGCATAACTTTGTACTAACAGGAGCTGATGGTACTGGAAGTGCTTATGGGGAAACATCTCATGGAGGTGTTGCTGGAGGAGACAGAATAGTAACGACATCTTCTGCAGCACAGAGCCAGTATAGGGTTGGAGATGCAAGAACTGGAGACAATGGTACATTAAGAGAAGGTAATTTAACAGAACCTCAGAGTGCAGGTATAAACTATATTATTAAAACATAGTGGCAAAAATAAGTACATTACAAGATAGCTTCAATAATGGGTTTAATACAGACCTATGGACTAGAACTAATGATACAAACATCACTATTGAGAACAACAGGCTTAAAATGGAAACAAGTCTTTCTCCTGCTTATTATGAACTAGAGAGTAAGGCTAAGTACGATTTAAGTGATTCTTTTATACAGGTACACGCAATTACAAGTGGAGCTTTAACTTCTAGTGAAAATTATTTTATTCAGTTAATAAAGGATAGTAACAACTGGTACAAGTTATACCAAGCAGGAAGCACAATATATTTTTCTAAGAGAGTTGGTGGATCTACAACGACAGTAGATTCGGATACATTTACTTCAGGTATGACAGAGTTTTATATATATGATACGGGAGAGGAACTGTTATCTTTTGCAGCTAATTCCACAGAGTCTCTTTTTCTTATATCAACTGCTAATGATGATTTTGATATTACAGAGCTTACAGTCAGTATCTCCATAGGTACATGGGACACAGAAACGGAAACAGTTTCTATGCTTGTAGATAATATAAATACCAGTTCTCCATATCTTCCTAATGTTGGACAGAAGTATGCCTTACCTGCATTTACTAATATAGTATAATAAAACAATGAAAATATCTGCTGTTTTAATAGTAAAGAATGAAGAGAAAATACTTTCTCGTTGTCTTGATTCTTTAAATGGTTTTGAAGAGATTGTAGTGGTTGATACAGGATCTGAAGACAAAACAATAGAGATTGCTAGAAGATATGATGTAAAAATAGGACACTTTAAATGGGTTGATGACTTTTCCAAAGCAAGAAACTATGCAAAGCAATTAGCAACAGGAGATTGGATACTTAGTATAGACGCAGACGAGGTACTCAAGACCCCGTACAACGCTCTTAGCGACATTCTAAAACAAGAGAAAGATAAAAAGGTATTAGGAGTGCATATGGTTGCAGAAGGTACAAATCAGGAGCATATTTTAGGAAGACTTTTCAAAAACGACAAAGATATTAAATGGGTTGGTGCTATACATGAAGTCTTAAATAAGCCAATAGAAAAAGATGCTGATGTTACTGTAGAGTATGGTTATTCCCCTGCTCATCAGTTAGACCCTGATATAGACTTTAGAATACTTAAAAAACAGGTTGTGGACAACCCTAAACTTGTAAGAGAAAGATACTATCTAGCAAGAGAATATTATTATAAAAGAGACTGGCAAGAAGCTATTGACGAAATAGATAGGTATTTAAAGGTAGCCACTTGGAGACCAGAGATAAATGACGCTTGGTTAATGAGGGCAAGGTGTTTATCAGAGCAAAAGAAGTTCGAAGAAGCATGTGATTGTGCATGGGAGGCTCTTAAATACAACGCTAACTTCAAAGAAGCGTTAGATTTTCTTTCAAAGCATATGGATCCTGTAAATGCAAATAGGTGGGCTAGTTTCAGAGATCTTGCAGACAATAGTAATGTACTTTTCAAAAGGACAGAGTAAATCAATGGTATAATTAAATAGATTAGTTAATAGGTACTATTATGCCAAGATCAAAAAGGATAAACCAAGAATATATGGATTTTAGTGGTGGTGTACAGGATTTTACTTCACCTTTACTACTAAATGAAAGTGAGTCTCCTCTTTCATACAATGTTGATATACGAAGACCAGGAAAGCTAGAAAAAGCTCTTGGTTATGCTCAATTAGGAAGTGGAGTAGGAAGTGGTTACAACAGAGGGGTTTTTTCATGGGACAAAGAAAATGGAACTACAGAGTTATATCATGTTTACGATGATGATCTATATAAATACACGGGAACGGCTAGTGGTTGG